AAAAAGTTATGGTGAAATACTAGGATGTTCAAAACAGTATTTAGCTAAACACTTAGAGAGTAAGTTTGATGAGAATATGAACTGGAGTAATTATGGAAGTTATTGGGAAGTAGACCATGAGATAGAATTATTTAGATGTCATGATGTTCAGGACTTTGAATTAATAAATCACTTTACTAATCTAAGACCATTAGAAAAGAATAAAAATAGAATGAGAAACTATGAGTAGCATAAATTTATATAACAAAGATTGTATGAAAGCTATGAAAGATATGGCAGACAATCAATATGATTTAGCTATTGTTGATCCACCTTATGGAATAGGTGCTGATATAACACAACAATATAATTCTGTCAATAAAAGAATTTCAAATGGTGGTAAATGGAAAAAATATAAAAAAACAAATTGGGATAGTTCACCACCAAGTGTAAAATATTTTAATGAATTATTAAGAGTAAGTAAAAATCAAATTATTTGGGGTGGTAATTATTTTTTTAATTTAAATTTAAGTGGAGTTATAATTTGGAATAAGTATGAAAATTTAAATATGAAAGATGGAGAATTAGCAAAAACATCTTTTAATACATTTAAAATATTTAATATGAGTAGAGCAGATGCTTATATAAATAAATGTGATGTAAAGATACACCCTACTCAAAAACCAGTAAAACTTTATGAATGGCTTTTAATGAATTATTCTAAAGAGGGTGATAAAATATTAGATACTCATTTAGGATCAGGTAGTATAGCAATAGCTTGTCATAATTTAGGATATGATTTAGATGCTTATGAGATAGACAAAGAATACTATGAAGCAACAATTAAAAGATTTAACAACCATACATCACAAATAAGATTATATGAATAGAAAAGATTATCCAGTATGGACAGGTGTAATCAATTACTTTCCTGATGCACTTATGGAAGTATCAAGAGTGAGCAAGATTGGAAATGACCAACATCATAAAGGCAAACCATTACATTGGGATAAGAGTAAGAGTATGGACCACCTAGATGCTTTAACTAGACATCTAATACAGGCAAAGGAAGATGATGATGATGGAGTATCACATTTAGCTAAAGTAGCATGGAGAGCTTTAGCAGCATTACAAACTAAATTAGAAAAAGATGATAAGAACAAAAAGTAGGATTAGAAATCTGATAGATGAAATACAAGCACTATCACAAGTAAGAGTATTTGAAAACACAAGAAGAAGAGAAGTAGTAGAAGTAAGGTCATTACTATATACTGTACTAAAGAAATTCTATAGGTTTAACCTTAGAGAGATAATGGAAATAGGACAGGAATATGGTTACTATATAACTCATGCAAGTGTCATACATAGTCTAAACTCTTTTGATGTCTACAAGACCTATAATAAGAATCTTGATGAATGGTATCATGCAATAGTAATTGACCTAGAAGAAGATGTTGCAGCAGCTAGAATAGACTTTATTAAGCCTAAATTAAAATATTTATCAGAAGATCAACTTTTAAACTTATCAACAATTGTTAAAGAAATGTATGAAGATTCCATTATAGAGATGAGTAAGGAAGTCAATGAGGAGACTTTACAAACTTGACATAAAATAGACAAAAAAGGAAATGGCAAAGGATAAAGGTAAATTTTTAGAAGTGTTTGCAAGTAAGATGGGGAATGTGAGTAAGGCATGTGAAGCTGCTCAAATCTCTAGACAGACTTATTATGATTGGATAAAGGATAAGGACTTTGCAAATAAAATAGATGAGGTAAAAGAAGGTTTACTAGACTTTGCTGAACATCAGTTATTATCTAATATAAAAGATGGCAAGACTGCTGAGATTCTATTCTACTTAAAAACTAAAGGTAAGAAAAGAGGATATATAGAAAGACAAGAAGTTGATACAGTAGGAGAAAAGATGTTTGAGGTAAAGATTCTAAAGGATGAAACAGATACAGACTAATGTTGTATTTGAGTTACTACAGAAATCTACATCTAAAATAACTTGCTTACAGGGAGGTTCAAGATCAGGAAAGACATATAATACTTTACTATGGATAATATTCAGTTATTGTCATAACAATACAGGTAAAGTTGTCTCTATATGTAGAAAGACACTACCTAGTTTAAAAGCATCAGTTCTAAGAGACTTTCTAGAGATACTAAGACATAATGAACTCTATTCAGAGATATATCATAATAAGACATCTAATGAGTACTGGTTAAATGGAAACCTAATTGAATTCTTTAGCCTTGATATGGGATCTAGAGTGAGAGGTAGGAAAAGAGATTTACTATTTGTTAATGAAGCTAATGAGATAGATTATGAAGCATGGAATCAGCTTTTGTTTAGAACAGATGGTGATATCATTATAGACTACAATCCTCATGACCAGTTTCATTGGATTTATGATAAAGTGTTAGACAGGTCAGATGCCACTCTACATATATCTACATTTATGGATAATCCATTTTTATCAGATACACTTAAAGATGAAATACAAAGATTAAAAGATAGTGATCCTGAATACTGGAGAGTATATGGATTAGGTTTAAGAGGTCAGAACAGATCATTAGTGTTTAAGTTCTATACATGTAATGAAGTACCACCTACAGCTAGATTTATAGCTTATGGATTAGACTGGGGGTTTGCTTCAGATCCTTCAAGTATGTGTGCAACTTATATAGATGGAGATAACATGTATTGTAAAGAAGTTCTATATGAAAAAGGTTTAACTAATCAAGACTTAGCTAGAGAGTTTGAGAAACTAGGACTAGATAGAAGAGATGAAATATATGCAGATTCAAGTGAACCTAAAAGTATTGAAGAGATGTATAGAATGGGATGGAATGTAAAAGGTAAAAAGAAGTATGAGATAAACTATGGAATAGACCTGATTAGAAGATACAAACTACATGTTACAAAAGATAGTATAAATGCAATAAGAGAATTAGAGAGCTATAAGTATGTAGAAGATAGAAATGGCAATCCAACTAATAAACCACTAGATGCTAATAACCACTTTTGTGATGCACTTAGATACAGTGTAGTTCATAAACTATCTTATCCTAACTATGGAAGGTATGCTATAAAATAAAAAAGGAGGGAGACCTAAGCCTCCACTCCTGTACACCTTAAAGGTGCCATTAACAAATTAATATGAAAAACATTACACTGAATCAACTATGTTGGCAAGGATTATCAAACCAACTGCTGCAATCCAAAGTAATAAGGTAATTAACCATATAGGTAGGTTAAAGTATTTTTCTAAATCTTTTAAATCTTTCATAATTAAAATTCTAAGTTTTTCCATTTTTCTATAATCTGTTCATTTGTAGAATCATCAATGTAATAAGTGTAGCCATTGATTTCTATATATACTGAGTCTTTTGATCTAACATCTATTTTCATATTATATAAATTTAGATACTGTTTTAGAAAAGCTAACTGGTGTTAGTCTTGTGTTATACCACACCTGATCTAAAGACCATCCTTTATTTACTTTTGCAAGTAATTCTAAGTATGCATCTGTTTTAGATATTTGTAAATCATTTAAATCTCCATAAGGTGAGAATAAAGGAGCATTTGCTAAAGGACCATTAGAGCAATCTTTTTGTTTAATGTCTTTTAATCTATTTATAATTTCTGTATTCATAATAGTGTTTTTCATATTAATGCTGCAATATAATACATTATTATAATATAAGTCAAGTTTTTTAATAAGTTTTTTTTAAATTTTTTATAATAAAGTATTATATAGGTATGGAACTATCAGTAAGAATACCTGAAAACCTTAAAGAGATAACACTAGGACAGTATCAGAAATACTTAAAGATTCAGGCAGAGAATGAAGATGAAACATTTATAGCTCAGAAGATGATAGAAATCTTTTGTAATACTAAGCTAGAATATGTAATGAAAATGAGATGGAAAGATGTAAATGAGGTTGTAACAGATCTAGGGCATATGTTTGAAGAGAATCATAAGCTGCAAAAACAATTTACATTAAATGGAACTAATTATGGTTTCATACCTAATCTAGATGAAATATCATTTGGAGAGTTTGTAGACTTAGATAGCTACTTAGGAGATTGGCAAGAAATGCATAAAGCAATGCAAGTTCTATACAGACCAGTTGATATAAGTGTAAGAGGTAGATATAACATTAAAGAATACAAAGCTATAACAGATGAAACTATGAAAGACATGCCTCTAGCATATGCAATGAGTGCTGTTTTTTTT